AACGGGAGGCCGCAAAGCAGCAAGCGGCTCTTTTGGATGCGTATCATGACCGTGAGGAAGACGCTCGGTCTAAGTATGACGACTTTGAACAAGTCGCGTATAACCCGAATCTTCCTGTAACGGACGTAATGGCGCAGGCCATCCAGGCTTCTGATATTGGCCCCGATGTGATTTATCACCTTGGGTCTAATCCAAAAGAAGCACATCGGATTTCCAGATTACCGCCTGTCTTGCAGGCACGGGAGATCGGTAAACTTGAGGCTAAACTAGCGTCAGATCCGCCGGTTAAAAGGACATCAACTGCCCCTGCTCCTATTGCTCCTGTTGCTCCGCGTTCATCTGGTGCCCCGACGTATGATACAACTGACCCCCGGTCAATGAAATCAATGTCTACATCTGAATGGATTGAAGCGGATAGACAGCGGCAACTTAGGAAGTTAGAGGCTCAACGTCGCAGATAGGTGACATAAAATGAGCAATTCACTCTTAACAATTGATATGATTACGAGAAAGGCTCTGGAAATTCTGGAGAACAATCTTGTAATCACCCGCACGGTCAACCGCCAGTATGACGACAGCTTTGCCGTCGAAGGCGCTAAGATCGGTTCGACCCTCCGTATCCGTCTTCCTGACCGCGCTTTGGTCACGGACGGCGCTGCTCTTCAGGTTCAGGACGACAACGAGCAATACACGACTTTGACGGTTTCTTCACAGAAGCACATTGGCGTGAACTTTACGTCTGCCGAACTTACGATGCAGTTGGACGACTTTGCTGAACGCGTGCTTAAGCCACGTATTTCTCAGCTTGCTTCCAGCATCGACGCTGACGTCGCTAATGCTTATCAGCAGATCTATAACTCTGTTGGCACGCCAGGCACCACGCCAGCTACGTCGCTTGTTCTTCTTCAGGGCAACCAGAAGCTGAACGAATTTGCTACGCCAATGTCTCAGCGTTATGTCGCCGTCAATCCAGCCGCTAACGCTGGTCTGATCGAAGGCATGAAAGGCTTGTTCAACCCAGTTGATACCATCAGCAAGCAGTTCAAAAACGGCTTGATGGGCGAAGGTATCCTTGGCTACGACGAGCTGAACATGACGCAGTCGATCCGTCAGTTCACGACCGGCTCGCGTAATACTTCAGCGTCTTACACTGTAACGACGACTGTTGCGACGCAGGGTCAGTCAACGATTGGCATCAGCGGTGCAACGACCGGTGAAACACTTGCTGTTGGTGACGTGTTCACCATCGCTGGTGTGTATGCTGTCAACCCGCAGACCCGTGAGTCAACTGGTTCGCTTCAGCAGTTCGTAGTAACTGCGGCTAACACCGCTGCGTCGTCTGCTTATTCGAGCGTGTCGATCTCTCCTGCGATCTATACGTCAACAAACGCTCTAGCAACCGTCAACAGCTTCCCTGTTTCGGGCGCTGCTATCACATTCCTCGGCGCTGCTTCGACGACGTATCCACAGAACTTGATCCATCACAAAGACGCGATCTCTTTCGCGACTGCCGATCTTCTCCTTCCACAAGGTGTTGATATGGCTTCGCGTCAGGTTCACAACGGCATTTCGTTGCGTATTGTCCGCCAATACGACATCAACAANGACCGTTTGCCTTGCCGTATTGACGTGCTGTATGGCTACAGCGTGATCCGTCCGGTAATGGCCGCTCGTCTTTGGGGCTAATAAGAGGGGGCGAAAGCCCCTTCTTTCTCGCAATTTAGGAGTTAAATCACATGGCACTTCCTTCAGTCGGTGGTGGCTATCAGTTAGGCGATGGCAACCTTAATGAACAGGTATTGGGCGACCAAGGCTCATTACAGCTCTAACGGGCGCAGCTAATACGCTTACGGCAGCTCAAGCTACGTCAGGCATTATTACTGTTGCAAGTGGCGGCGCAGGCGCTTCTGTCGTGACCGTTCCAACGGGCGCGCAGTTGGATGCTCTGCTGACGAACGCTAAGATTGGCAGCACGTTTGATGTTTCTATTATCAACATCTCAACGACCAGCGGCGACGTTGTTAACCTTGCTGTTAACACAGGCGTCACGTTTGTTGGTAACGTTTATCTTGCCATCAATTCAGCTTCGGCTGCTGCTGTCACCTCTGGCATCTTCCGCTTTGTTCGCACAGCGGCAGCTACTTGGGTTGGTTACCGCGTCGCTTAATAGGGTGGGCTTTGGCCCACTCTTTTCTTTTAGGAGATTAAAATGGTCAATACCAAACCAGTTGGTGTTGCCTACTCTGATCCACAGCTTGTAAGCGGCACGACCATCGACGGCGCTGTCATTACAAATCCAACGATCACAGGCGCATCAATTACAGGCGCAGTTACGGCGTCTACGCTTAATCTTGCTGTCGCTAAACCAGCAGCAGCAGGAACGAACCAAGCCACAGCTACCGCTCTTGGCGCTGGTTTTAGCTGGGTCACGGCTGCTGACGGAACTAAAGGTGTTGCGTTACCAACCGGTGTAGCAGGTCTTGTTGTCATCGTGAAAAATGATGATACGGCTAATGCTATTCTTAAAGTGTATTCGGCTAATGATTCCAACAGCGCCGCTATTAACGCTGTTGCTTCTGGCACCGCATATTCTATGGCTGCTAAGACCTCAGTTATGTTTGTGGCCTATAGTGCGGCTCAGTGGTTCTCAGTTCCGCTGGTAGCGTCTTAATACTAATACCACGGGCGACCTACGGGTCGCCTGGCCCTCATAGGAGTTAATATGGCTGTTTATTATCTTCGTCATCCTATTCATGGCGTAAAAGTCGCTACATCTAATCTCGAAGTGGCGCATGACGAGGAACATGGTTGGGATCAATTTGTCCCCGGTGAGGTGACTGAAGAGCCGACCAATGCTATAGTTTCGCGACGCGGGCGCAGACAAAAGGTAGATGATGACAACGTATTCGGCATACGACCAGATCTGCGGCGCCCTGAGACTGATAGGGATGCTGGCTGAAGGCGAAACGCCTTCTTCTGAGACAGCTAATGATGCCTTAGCAGCTATGAATCAAATGATAGACTCTTGGAATACCGAGCGTCTGTCAGTTTTTTTGCACTCAAGATCAAACATTTCTCTGGACGCCAAACTTTCGTGTTCAGACACTTGGCCCTACCGGCGACTTTGTAGGCAATCGCCCGATTCGTTAGATGACGCGACATATTTTAGAGACCCGTCAACAAACGTTTCATTTGGCATTAAAATTATTAATCAACAACAATATGATGGTATTGCCGTTAAGACTGTTACCAGCACTTATCCGCAGGTCATATTTGTCAACATGACATATCCTAACATTACGATGAGCATTTATCCTGTTCCGACGCGTGTGTTGGAATGGCATTTTATTTCTGTTTCTACGCTCGATACGCCAGCGACATTGGCGACGCCTTTGTTATTTCCGCCGGGTTATTTGCGCGCGTTTAGATATAATCTGGCTTGTGAAATTGCTCCTGAGTTTGGCGTCGAGCCATCACCTACAGTTAGCCGTATCGCTATGGCGTCGAAACGCGATCTGAAACGCGTCAATAATCCTGACGACGTCATGGCGTTGCCTTACAGCATGATGCAACGCCGCCAGCGCTTTAACATTTATGCAGGCAATTACTAATGAAGACGCCTATCCTCGGCTCTTCTTATGTAACCAGATCAGTCAATGCGGCAGACGCCCGCATGATAAATCTTTACCCTGAAATTATACCTGAAGGCGGTAAGGAGGCTGCATGGCTACAACGAGCGCCAGGTCTTAGACTTCTCGCCACTGTCGGTATCGGCCCTATTCGAGGTATGTGGGCGTTTGGTAATTATGGCTATGTCGTTTCTGGCAATACGCTTTATCGCGTCGATACAAACTGGCTTCCGACATCATTAGGCACAGTAGCAGGCACTGGCCCTGTCAATATGTCCAATAATAATACGCAAGTTTATATTGCTGCTGGAACATATGGTTATATTTACGATACGTCTACAAATACATTTTCTCAAATTACAAGCGCCAACTTTTATGGCGCTGTAGGTGTCGGTTATCTTGATGGGTATTTTGTTTATAATCAGCCAGGAACGCAGAATTTTTGGGTATCAAATCTTCAAGATGGCCTGACTATACAGCCATTGAATTATGCGGCGGCTGATGGCGCTCCTGACAATCTCGTCACTCTGATCGTCGATCATCGCGAAGTTTGGTTATTTGGATCATATACAGTTGAGGTTTGGTATGATGCAGGGCTACCTACCTTTCCATTAGCGCGTATTCAAGGTGCGTTTAATGAAATCGGTTGTGCAGCGGCCTATTCGGTTGCTAAACTTGACAATGGCATTTTTTGGCTTGGCACAGATCAGCGCGGTAAAGGTATAGTCTATCGCTCTAATGGCTATTCTGGGGAACGCATTTCAACGCACGCCGTTGAATGGCAAATTCAACAATACTCACAAATTTCTGACGCTACAGCTTATACATACCAGCAAGATGGTCATTCGTTCTATGTGTTGAATTTTCCGACAGCGGATAGAACTTGGGTTTATGATGTAGCCACACAAGCCTGGCATGAGCGTGCTGGATGGGACAATGACACGTTTACGCGGCAACGTGGCAACTGTCAGATGTTTTTTAATAATACAAACGTCATCGGCGATTATCGCGCAGGCGCTATATTCATATGACTTAAATGTTTATTCAGAAGCTGGAACAATTCAAAAATGGTTACGGTCGTGGCGAGCGTTGCCTACAGGACAAAATGATCTAAATCGTTCAGCTCAACATAGCCTTCAACTCGATTGTGAGACAGGTGTCGGGCTTTCCGGTTATAGTCAGGATGAAGTCAATGCTATTATTTATATTTATGACCGCGCTAACAATTTCATTCTTGACCGTTCTGGGTCTGCTTTAACAATCCGTAACTATACTCAATATACCGTTACGAATGGCGCTGACCCACAGGTCATGCTGCGGTGGTCAGATGACGGTGGGCATACATGGTCTAATGAACATTGGCGTTCTATGGGCCAGATTGGTCAAACAGGCTATCGCACCATCTGGCGACGTCTTGGCATGACAACAAAGCTCCGCGACCGCGTGTATGAGGTGTCAGGAACTGATCCGGTCAAAATAGCTATCGTTGGTGCAGAGTTGCATGTGGACGGCACCAATGCCTAACGTAAATCCCAACAACACACAAATTCCTGCGCCGCGCGTTGAATTTATTGATAAAGCTACAAATTTTGTTTCGCGCGCATGGTATACATGGCTGTTTAATATCTACCAAGCTGTTCAGGCTGGTGAGCGATATGGATCATATTATGATACAACAACGCAAAGCGCCGCCGCTATAAACACAGCTTATGCCGTTACTTTTAATAGTGCTTATGTTGATGCGTCCAATAATACTCTGCAATATGGCGTTTATGTCGGATCGCCTACGTCTCGCATTTATGTAGACACTACAAGCACATATAACTTTCAGTTTTCATTACAGTTAACCAGTTCAAGCGGTAGCGCACAAAATGTCTATATCTGGGCTGATGTTAATGGAACGTCAGTGCCTTATTCAGGCACAAAAGTCACTCTTCAAGGATCTAACGCCGCGTCTGTCGCTGCGTGGAATTTTGTGCTAAACCTACAAAAAGGCGATTATTTTCGTCTTATGTGGTCTACTGACAGCACAAACGTAAAAATAACAGCGTTTAGTAATTCAAGCCCTGTTCCAGCTATTCCTTCGGCTATTATAACCGTCACAAGTATTGTAGGTGCATAAATGACTGTTCTTACACCAGCCGCAAAAATGCAGTTTTTTGCTGCTTCAGGCATCCCTCTTGCGGGTGGTCTGCTTTATACTTACGCCGCAGGCACGACGACACCATCAGCTACCTATACGGATAGCTCTGGTGGAACGGCTAATAGCAATCCTATTGTTCTTGACGCGAGAGGCGAGGCTAACGTCTGGCTTGGAGCGGCGACGTATAAGTTTAAATTATGTGACTCTACCAATACTGAGATCTGGACTGTTGACAATATTTCAGCCCCTACTTCGGCGTTGTCGCCAGTTCTGTCTGGCAACGTTACTGTCTCATCGAACAGCAGCGGTGCGGCGCTTAAAGTTACTCAGACCGGCACAGGCGCTATTTTTGTCGCTCAAAATTCAGCCGACCCTAATTTAATTCCTTTTATTGTCAACGCGTCTAACAATGTTGGTATTCAAACATCCGCTCCTGGCGCTGCGTTAGACGTAGCTAATAATGGCGCGATCTGGCTATCTAATTCGGGTGTGGCACGGTCGATTATATCGGCTGACGGATCTAACTCTTATTATTCGGCTGAAGGCGCTCGCAGTATAGTTCTTAAGGCTAACGGCACGACGCTGTTTACGATCAATACGACAAACGCTACGGCNACAATNCCGATTGTTTTACCCGCCGATCCGACAACAGCGCTTCAAGCGTCAACAAAACAATATGTTGATACAGTCATGCCGTCAGGTATGATTATGCCTTTTGCAGGCACATCCGCACCGACAAGTTGGCTTGCTTGTAATGGCGCGGCTATTTCACGCTCTACTTATGCGACGCTTTATAATGCCATCGGCACAACTTGGGGCACTGGCGATGGGTCTACGACTTTTAACGTGCCCGACCTTCGTGGTGTGTTTTTACGCGGCACAGGAACTAATGGCACTTACGGCACCGCTATTGGTCAGGCTGTCGGCACATACG